TCGCAGCAAGCTATTGGGGAAAATTCAAAACTGTATTTCAGATGGCGATGATCATCGTTCTTATTGCAGATTTAGGCGGTGTGTTCGACTTGATCGGAGAAATTCTTATTTGGGCAGCAGTGGCACTTACGATCATTTCTCTGATCGATTACGTGTGGAAAAATAAACAGGTACTTACACAAGGTGGGATGTAAACATGTATCTTGAATGGTATTTAAAAGAAAAAAAAGCATATGAGAAAACTTTAGAGGAAACGGTGACGGAACTTTTATCTGAAAAACACCTTCACGTGACGACTGCAGAGTCCTGTACAGGAGGACTGATTTCAGGAACACTTGTAAATGCGGCAGGCGCGTCTGCAGTATTGAATGAGGGGTATGTCACTTACTCAAATGAAGCGAAAGAGCGCCTGCTTGGAGTTTCTCATGAGACGCTTGAAACTTATGGGGCAGTCAGTGAACAGACGGCGAAAGAGATGGCGGAAGGAGCGGCAAAAGCCGCAGGTGCAGAAGCGGCTCTTAGCGCGACAGGAATTGCCGGTCCAAGTGGAGGAACAGAGGACAAGCCTGTCGGACTCGTGTATATAGGATGTTATCTGAACGGGGAGACAGTAGTAAAAGAATGCCGTTTTCACGGAAATCGTATGGAAAACAGAGCTCAAACAGTTGAAACTGCACTTGAGATGCTGAAAGATGCATTGTTAAAAGAATAGGATTTTCGGAAATAGGAAAGAAAATTTTAAAATAGTATAAAAGCATTATAAAAACATAAAGTGAACACTTTGAGTGAAAACTTTGGATAAGTTTTAGAATGAAAATCGACAAGAGGTTATAAAGCCTCTGCCGATTTTCTTTTTTTATAGGAAACAGCAGAAAAGAAGAGCGTGCAGAGCGTAAAAACTCTGACACGCTTATTTTTTTACCATAAAAGCAAATGAGGACGGAAAGGAGCATAGAACATGGCGAAACGAAAGTACAAGCGTCTGCATTACGAGGACAGGCAGACCATAGAGGCTATGAGTAAGCAAGGCAGCAGCGTAAGCGATATTGCAGAGGCGCTGGGAACACATAGGGACACAATTTATAGAGAGTTCAAACGCTGCGGGCTTACATTGAAAACCTACACGGCAGCAGCGGGGCAGCAGGCATTATAAACCAGAAAAACAAAAGAGAGGTAAGGAGCATGAAAAAAGTAGATTTTAACAAATTGCAGGCGGGCGACTTAGTAAAAGTACCACGTACACAGTTTGCACCTATGCGTAGCGGCTGGAATGGCTGGTTATTCAGTGAGGCAGTAGTAATAAGAAAGGGCGTAGGAAGAAAAAGCAAAAAGAATGTAGTCGTAGTGGAAATGAGAACACCAGCAGGAAAGAACAACTACGGAACTATAGAGGCTACATTTTACGCAGAGAATGTTTTTACCACGCCAGCAGCAAACAACGCAAGAAACATTTTAAAGAAATACGGAATAGAGGACGCAGAGGGTTTTTACAAATTCATTGAGCGGGACGACGTAACGGGCTGCGATTGGATAAGGTTTTTAATAGAAAAAGGCTTTTTGTTTAATGAGTAGGCGGCAGCAGCCGCCACGAGTGCCGTTAGTTCAGTTGGTTAGAGCAGCCGCCTCATAAGCGGCAAGTCGTGGGTTCAAGTCCCACACGGCACATTGCGTAGCAGGCATGGCGAGCCTGCGGCAGAGGGCAGCAGGCTAATAGCTGCAATCTGTATACCGTGGAAAAATAGCGGCGGTCATACCAGCCAGAAAGTATGTGGACAGTCAACAGGTTTTCAGCTGCTTTTTAATGCGAAAAGCAGCCCGCACGGTAAAACCAAACGCCAGAACAGGAGAGCGGCACACATGGAAAGACAGAGAGCGCCGCCGAAAGGAAGAGAGGAAGAGAATGGCAGCAGAGGCATTGATAGTAGAGGACGCATACCAGAGAGGCTATGCAGATGCCATAGCAGATATGCGAAAGAAAAAAGAGCAGAGGCGGCAGCGGGAGCAGGCAAAGAAAGCCCGCCGCTGGTATTTCATTAAGCAGAAAGCCTACGGGCTTGCAATGCTGGCAGTTACCGTGCTGGCAGTATGGGCGACAGAGGGCGACATAACAATAGCGGTTATTACCGTACCGCTGGGGCTTATGTGTCTTTTCAGTAAAAAAATGCTGATAGTAGACAACTACTATTTTGAGGCAGAAAAGGGGCAGACATGGGAATAACAAGGACGGTAACAACACAGGTATATTGCGACGTATGCGGCAAGTGTGTAATTGGCTGGGAAAGCGAGGAAACAGGAGTAAGCAGAGAGTGGGCTAAGTACCATGCAAGGTGTAAGGGCTGCACAGCTGGACAAAAGGTTATATGCAAAGAGTGCCGCATAAAGCAGCGTATTAAAAAATGCAGTTTACAGAAAAAATGGGGCGCAGCCGGAATGGACGGCGGCGCTTGTCTGGGATTTTCGCACGACGGGGACGACGAGCCTATAGAACGCTGCAAGCGTTGCATAGCTTGCACAAGTTTTGACTGGGACGAGGAAAAAGAAAGGCTGAAACTATGAGAAAACGAAAACGACAGGTAGTTAAGAAACTGATACAGTGCGCAGCCATTATAGCGGCAGGCGTGCTGGCAATCATTCTGTTTATGCTGGCTATCTGGTACAGAGGAAAGAACAGCGAGCCAGTGACAGACGAACAGGTAGCAGCGCAGATGCAGCAGGCAGAGCCGCTGGTTATTGAAACGCCAGAGGCAGCCACAGAGGGCAGCATAAGGGTATACGACTATGACGGCTGCTGTATTTATTCCTACTACGGCAAAATTAGGATAAACAGCGACGGTAAGGACGGCAAGGACATTGACGTAGAGGCAATAGGCTATTTAGAGGGCTACCAAGAACATAAGGGCGAAAGCGAGGCAGGCAATGAGTGAGGTATACATACGCAGCCAGAATAAAGAAAAGCTGTATAGACTGGGCGGTAATTACGCCTGCGTAGAGTACGGAGAGTATGAGGACGTAAAGAAAAAGAGAGGCGGCGCAGAGGCAGACAAAAAGCGCCACGTAATTTGCATAAGTGACGGGTGTTTAGAGGAAATCGGAGAGTATGCAACAAAAGAGCGCTGCTTAGAGGTTCTGGACGAGATACAGAAAGCGTGCGTAAGCTATCTGTTGACGACTGGCGGTGCAGCCATAGTAAGGGGCGGCATGGACGTACAGCCGTTTGCAGCAGTAATACCAAGGCTGTACGAAATGCCGGAGAAGTAGGAGAGGCAGACAGTGACAGTAAAGGAATTTATAGGAACGCTGGAGAGTTCAGACCGCCTGCGCATTATTGAGGACGGGGCAGAGGTTTACGTAGGGTATCTGGCAGCGTTCAAACCGTTTGCAGACCATGAGATAAGCGAGGAATACCGAAAATACAGCGGGTATGAGGTAAAGAAGTTTAGAGCAGTGCCGGAGATAACGCACAGACGCTGGAAAGAGCTGGGGCTTATGAAACCATTAGAGCCAGACCAGACAGCACAGTATAAGTTTAGTGATTTGCAGATGTCGCTTTACTACACCATTTACATATAAGAAAGGAAAGGGCAGGAAGTATGACAAAGAAAAAGCCGGATTTTTTACGGGATTTAGATACTGCAATCATGGACGAGCTTACAGGTGGCGGTATCAAGGGAAATGCAGCGGGACTGGTAGGAACGCTTACACAGATTAAGGAAATTAAGCAGCTATGCGGGCTGCCGTTTTGCGGTTATATGGCAAAGTTGGAAACGGTAAGACCAAGCGGCGTGCCGGACGAGGTAACGGTAGTATTTGCAGAGGACGTACCATACAGGGCTTGCAACGGCATAGAATTTGACGTTATGCAGGAATTTGTAGAGGGCAGCAGGCTTTTACTGACAGGTAAGGTGCAGACGCTTAAGGACTTCCAGAGCGGTAGACTGCTGGTATATATTCTGGCAGATTTTGTGGCGGTATCGGAAAAGGCAGTAGAGCAGGACGAGGCAGCAGTAAGAGGCGTTATAGCGAATAAGCCAACATACAGAAAAACACCGAGAGGCAAGCGCATTACTGATATTACGGTAAAGGTAAGAAATGAGCTTACAGGCGGCAGCTGCTTTTTACCGTGCATCTGCTGGCAGGAACAGGCAGACGAGGCGGCGCAGTGGCAGCAGGGCGACACTGTAGAGCTGCTGGGACGGTATCAGAGCCGCCAGTATGAAAAGGTGCTTGATACAGCCACAGGAGAAAGAGAACAGCGCACAGCTTATGAGGTATCGGTACGGCTGATTAGAAGAAAGGAAGAGGCAGAAAATGAGTGTTGAACATATCGGCAAGGGCTATGTAAAAATCTGCGTGAGTGAGGAAGAGTTAGAGAACAGCATAGCTGGGCTTAGCCAGTTAAAACCTATTTTGCAAACGCAAGTAATGAAAGGGAACGGAAGAAACACAAAGCAGGGGCTTATTGACGCAGCAGAGCTGGGAAAACATTTTGATACAGCGATAGATGCAATGACTATGCTTTTGGTTGGGTTTAAGGAAGAAAGCGAGGCACAGAATGAAGAGTAAAACAATTTTAGGAGCAGACGGCGCAACAAAAATGCGGCAGATTACAGTAGGGATACACGGAAAGGGCGGCGAGGCAGGCATAAAGGCAATACAGCAGCTTGCAGGCATGGTGGACAGCTTAAAGCAGTGCCAGACACCACAGGAAGTATACGACAGATATTTACAGATTACGGGGTACTGTAAATGCTGCGTTGATTGTAATTTTATAGACCAAAAGGGAGCAGACGAGCTGATGTGCTTAGCAGCATATCTGGCAGGAAATGAACAGGCACGGGCAGAGGCACAACAGAAAGCGGGTAAAAAGGCATGAGAAAGGTTTATATATGCAGCCCATACAGGGCGAAAGACGGCGCAGAGCTGGACAGAAACATAGATTATGCGCAGCAGCTGACACGGCAGGCGTT